ACTAGAAGCGGAACAGTACTGGCAGATGCCAGCCACTCTTGCCGTGTGTGATTACCTCGAACTGTTTGGTGGAGCAGGAGCCGTCGACTCCCAAGGAGTCATTGCCAAAGCCCAAGGGATGAAGATCTTCGCTAAAGAAGCAGACATCCCTGTCGTCTTGATACATCAGCAAGGAAGATCAGGGGCAGTTGGTGAAGCTGCTGGCTTGTATTCCTCAAGGTTCGGGGGTGAACAAGAAGCAATCTTTGCTTACGAGGTGTATCGCCAACGTGACCGAGATTTCCTCAGCCCTTCAGAACGACGATTCCATGAGAACTCAATCAACATCAACCTCGTAAAGAACAAACGAGGGAACCTGCGTGGCGACCTCACCTATTACCTAGATCCAGAGACAGGTCGCATAGGGGAGTACACGACCGATCTAGTTCCTGAAGCCGATGAGTTCTGAGATCGTTGAAGACTTCGCTGACCTCCACCAAGGAGGTGCAGTAGCTGATGCAGGCGATGATTTCCGTCCCCGTAAAGATCCCGACGGTAAACCCACAGCCCACGAAGGACCAGCTTTCATCGCAGCAGTCCAAGATCACTTGTACGGGGACTATCCGCTCGGCGTCTACCCCCTTTTGCCCACTACACCACCCACCGTATGGTGGGGAGCAGTTGACTGGGACGTAGACAAAGATCGGGATTACCCAGAACACTCGCTCATTCATGCAGCGAACGTGTCAAACGTGCTCGATATGTACGGCATGGTTTCGTTTACCGAGATCTCACGAAGTAAAGGTGTCCATCTCTGGGTGTACGCCAAGGAGCCTGTCGAGGCGAAGACAATGCGGAACGCATTGATGGCTGCGTGCTTAATTGTGAAAGCACCAGTCAACGAGGTCTATCCCAAACAAGTGGCATTAAGCGGAAAAGGATTCGGCAACGGCATTCGCCTGCCATACCCGAACATCGGGAGGCCAGGTAAACAGATCATTCGTCGTGGCTCATGGACTTTGAGCTTGGATGAGTTTGTTCGCGAAGCAATGAACAATCGGTATCCAGCAACAAAGTTCGAGGAACTAACTGAGCTTGCTCCTAAGGCGGTTACACCGTCGCCTGTTCCTCAACGGAAACTTTCATGGCGACGAAAAAGTATTGGGCGGGTATCGCAAGGCATATTAGATAACGGTCCCGCCATGATCGACGGGAAGGTCGACCGATCCAAGTCGATGTTTACTTTGGCTATCGGATTGGTTCGTGCTGGCTATTCCCAAGCGGAAGCCATCAGCACTCTGTCGGAGTGGGATGACAGGTTCGCTAGAAAATTTACAGATCGACCAGACGCTGAGCAGCGGTACGCGGAAATGGTTGCTGCTGCTGAGCGTCGACATCGCGCAGACCAAGGAGTACTCCGTGGAACCTAGAGGCTTATTCGTTCATGTCGATTCTCGGCCTAAGCCGAAAGAACGACCACGCATGTCCAGAAGACGGACGTACACACCCGAGACAACCATTCAGGCTGAACAGTGTGTTCGCGACGCATGGCATCGGTCGGGCCACCCGACGCTCGACGTGCCTGTCGATGTAACAATCATCTATGACAGAAACGGTTCTTCGATTTGGGTACGGGAGATCGATAACCCAACTTCGCATTGGGGTGGCGACCTCGACAATCTTGTGAAGCTCACACTTGATGGGTTACAGCAAGGCGCAGTATCGGACGGGAGTATCAGCGGGGCGTTCACCAACGACAAGCTGGTAAGAAGGATTGATGCGATAAAGCTGTGACCTCTTCCCACACGAACAGACTTGCTGACCGCTATGGCGGCATATGGGGAGATACAGCAGAAACAGAGTTTCAAACAAGAGTGCCAGAAGCGATACGCTTCGGCCTGGATAAACCACCGTTGAACTGGGGCGTACATCGACTCCCACTGTTCATTCGGTACACGCCAGATTTTCTGCTACCAACCGCACTGGTCGAGGTACAAGGATTTGGGAAGAACGGTCTACGAATAAAGACTGAGAAACTGAGAGCTCTTGACCAATGGGAACACCACATGCCTGTGTGGCTGTGGCTCTGGTCCAGCGCAAGAAATGACTGTCTTTGGATGCCACTCGATGCCGTGTGGGCATTGATAGATGGCGAGCAAGTAGTCCACGAGGCGTACTCGGATACCGCAAGGGGGAAACACGTAGTCAGGATTCGTCCTGGCGATCTCCCTTGGGGTGTTCATGGTCGACCGACATGAGCCCAGACGCAAGGTCAGTCCAAGAGATCCAACTCAAGAGTGGTGGATACCTCAAACTCCTCCTGAAGAAATTGCGGACGACCAGAAAATGGAATCGTTAAACACGTTCTACGCAATAGCCAAAACCTGTATCGAAGATCAGGTCGATCAAGACGTGTTCGACACGTTGTTTATTGCGAACCTGTCGTTACGTGTCGCAGAAAATTTGACGGGCATTCCGAAAACGACACTGGCCCGACGAAGAGATTTGTTGAAACTTCGTATCGCCGCTGTTGTATCTACTGACAAAGATCTATTGACAGATTTGTTAATCGCAAGCTTCGTCGACAAATGACATAAAAGTGTGGAGCCATGAAGCGACGTAACTGCCGCCGCTCATGTCTCCCTCTTTGGCTTCTTCCCAGGCACACAAGAGATCAGCGATCTCATAATGAGTAAACATCAGAAGTACCCCTAAGGATTCTTCCGCTCCTTCATGGGGTGTCACCCACTTCGCGTGGATACCGTCGGCTGAATCGAACAGCGGTAGATTCTTCTCCACCTCTGATGCGACCTCGGCTTCGACGGTCTTTCCCTCGGTGTTTACCCATTCGTTCCAGCGGGCCTCGAAGTCCATGACACTTACCGATTGAGGCGAGCTTTCGCTAGCGTCTTCAACGCAGCAATAAGAGCGGCACCTGCGGCAGCACCAGCTGCCTGCCACGTCCCAACATCAGTCAAGACGAAAACGGCGGCACCGGCTTCCACGGCGGTCCAAACACTTCGCTCAATCCAATCTCCCCAATCGAATGCTGAACGGTCGTCGTTAGTCATTTCTTCTTCTTTCGTTTCTTAGGCTTGCTGTAACCCGTCTTTGGTTTCTTCATTTCCCGAACGGCCGCCCACCATGAGCAGCGTTGCCCAACTTCGTTGACCTCAAGAACGCCGCATCACGTTTAGCTGCGGAAGCCATAGCGGCTTTGTTGTCCTTTGAAGAGGAATCTTTGTATTGCGTTTCGCTAGGCATCAGCTAGCTCCTTTACTGAATAAAGAGGGCATGAAAAGTCCTCTGATCTACAACACCGTCAGGCTTAAGCCATGCCCGAGATGACTGAAAGGCACGTACCGCAGCTTCAAAAAGTCGACCCGCTATACCGTCTGCAACCCCAGGATCGAATCCTTGTTCTTTCAGCCGAACTTGAATCCGACGTACAGTTTCGCCTCGACTCTTGCGGCGCCTACTGATCGGTGTACGACGAACTTCTTCATGCATTCGATCAACAGGAGACAGCGTCCGCACATCAGGCATATCGACAACGGACCAGTCAAACTTCTCAGACTTGACGGGCTGCCCTTCGGCAAGCCAATTAATTAAGACTGTGCCAGGACAACTGGTCGTACCTAAAACCTTGTGTGGTTTCACCCACAACGTGTTGCCATAACGATCTTGAATAGATGCAATGGTTTGTTTAATTGAATGCAGTGCCGCTTCGGGAACAGCTTCAGAACCCCAGCCCGTATAGCAAATACTTTCAGTTCGAGAATTCCATCCTTTAGTGGCTCCCGAAACGGCCCCCGCACCACGCCCTTCGAGTACTTCGCCCTCTTCTGTGACGAGCCAGTTGTACGCGATCCCTGCCCACTTCTTAGATAAGTGGTATGCCTCAAACGCTCTGGCCGCGTCACGCCCCTTAGGGCCGTTCCTGACGCCGCTATGGTGCAGCACAATACCCTCGACCTTTTGTGGTCGAAGCCTTGAGAAAGGCTTTCTAGGTGGCGTTGCACCCCACTCTGTTCTTGACACATATTCCATTACCCATATGTGCAAGGTGTCCCGAATTATCGGTCAGCGTCCGCCAAATCACGTCTATCTTGCCGCGCAGCAGCACGGTCACGGGCACGCTGCGAACGAGCCATACGTTGAGCTTCTCGGTTATTGAACCGTATAGGTATGCCAAGCCCCATCGACAGCATTGACTGGATGTGGCGGTCACCTTGCTTTTTTTCTTCCGTGGGAAGAATCCGTCGCATGCGGCTATATAACGGCACGAATTGTTCAACGAGGTACAGATGGTTGTTTCTGATTTTGCCGTCACGTACAAATGGCAATGCGTTAAGGGCTTGGTTTAATCCTGGGACAGCGCTGAACACAGGAACCTTTTGATAGCGGTTAGTGATCGGCAATCCTTTAAAGAACTGCTTGTTAAGTGCGAACTCTAATGGTGCTTTGATTGCAGGAGTGACATCGGACAACACAGTTCTTACCCAAAATTCGTCAGACGTAAAGTCAGCTTTGAAAGCGTCAACGAACG